CGTTGAGCCATTTCTCGCTCACTCATTGCCGTCAAATTCTTCTCCGTGAACAATTCCTCCAAACGCTCGGCTAATCGGTCAGTATCTTTCCAAATACGCTCTGAAAAGTTACTCCCTTTCCAATGCGTTTCAAGAATGTTTTTCACTTCCTTGTTGGGAATATTTTTCGGTGTGTATTCTTCGCCAGTCCACAGTCGAATGGTCGGCTGCACCCCCTCTAATTCTTCCATACTTTCCACGTATGCCCTTTTTGCCGTTCGTGTGAGTAAATCTTCGGTTTTTAGTTTCTCAACGTCTGCGAGCTGTTTGGTGGCGATATATGCTTTGGCTCGCAAAACATCTAAACGAGTAATGCGAGACTTTATCGCCTCCTGTTGTAATCTTTCTCTTGCAACTTTCGCCACTTCTTTATTCTCGCTTTTCGCCAGTCGTGAAAACTCCATGAGTTCCTCGTATGGTACTTTTTGACTCAACACGTTTTTCATGACGTCTTCACTTGCTCCTGTCAAACGTTCAGCACGTCTGAACAATTTTCTAATTTCTTCACGGAAATAATTCTGCGTGCGTAAATATGCACGAATAATCATGTTGCTTGTCTTATCTGCTGAAAGTTTTACCTTTTCTTCGGCAAGAATGGCTCGTTTTTCCCAATAGGTTAATTCATCCTTTTCCTTCATAGCTTATTTCCTCTGGAAATTGCTCGCTCATCAACTTAAACGTTTTTACTAAGGCATTCATCAACACATCATTTTCTTCGGTATGCTCTGCCGTAAGCTCATAATACCCTTCTTTTTCTTTGCCACCTTTCACAACACAATTAACTAGTGAAAAAGCCGTATGTTGAAACAATACAGAAACGCTATTGCACAGTAACGGTTGAGCGTGTCCGTTTGCTTTGATTGTCTTTGCTGTTTTCTGAATCCGAATCATCTTCCTCATCCTTTTCTATATCATCATGACTTGAGCCGATTAGTTCCATTTGTCGCTCCATATTATTCATTTTTTGCTCGTTTAATTGCTCTATCAATTCTTGTGGATTATCAACATCTGGCAACCAACCAAGCGAGTGAATAAGTGGGATAAATTCTTGTGAGTTGTTGATATTCTGAATGATTTCCGATAAATTCACAGGTAAATTGGGTTTCATTTGAATTTTGAGTGTCGACAAATTTAAATTTATACCATTTTTTACGTTCAACACATTCTGCAATAAAATCAAACGCTCCTTGATTCCTTTAATAAAATATCGTTGCTTAATAACTAAAGCGTTCAACATCATGAACACTTTCCATTTCATAGCCTCGCCACTCACATTCCCACTAAATTTCTCATCATTCATATTTGGCACGTAGCTAATTTTGTGAATGTTCTCTTCGATTGACTTCACAAATAACTCCACTTGCGTTTGGTCAAGGGAGTTGGTCAAAAATTCTGTTCGTGCGTTTTCAATCGGTGTTTCAATTGCAATCTGTGTGCTACCTTTTGCGTTTTCAAGTGCATCCACCAATGAATACCCATAGGCAATCAACACAGCATTGATTTGCGTGTCAATATCATTGGAACGGTCGCTTTGCAAATTGTTGTATGCGTCAATGAGTGAAAGAACAGGTTCTGCATCACCGATTTTCTCCTCGTTGTTCCGAAATTCCACCATAGGAACTTCACCAAAATAATGTTGGACTCTTGAAATTTCAACAACGTTTTGAAACTCTAACGATTCGCTCTCGTATGTAATCACTTCGCTTTTCGTGTAAATCTCGACACAATACCCTTTTTCATTCCCGTTTAAATCGTGTTGTTTCACATATCGAACGGCAAATAGTTTGTTTTTGTCCACCGTGTCGTCCGTTACCACAAACGAACCACGAGGGTCAATTTTTGTAATGCAAATTTCTGTTTCTAATTCATCATTCATGTCTTTTCGCATATAGTGCAATTCATTTGAAAAACCAAACACAGACAAATCTTTTTCAAGCTCAATATCATGGCTAACAATGTCCATTTTCTCAAGCATATCTGTGAAAATAGAAATGTCTTGCTCTTGATTTTGTTCCGTATAAGCCACGGGGTTTCCTAAAGCGAAAGCCGTGAACGAGTCAACGATTAACTTAAAATGATTTGTAACAATGTTTGAGCGATACTCCTTATCACGTTCTGTTTTACGTTCCAACACGTCATGTTTACCCTCATAATAATTTGCCAACTTTTCCATTCGGTAAATAGAACTCTGGTGCTGTTGCAAACAAAAAGCCACGACTTCATGCGGTGGCTCTAGTGGATTTTCAATATATTTTCGATTGAGTACAATACTCATCTTTTACCTCCTCAATATCCCTTTCGGTATTTCTCGCACTCGTGCGATACGTCCAACATCTTCTGAAATAGTTTCAGCTATCAAAGTTGTAGCATCAGCTGCATCATCATGTTTATTTTTCCCCTCACGCTGAAATGTATTCATAGCATGAGTATATTCTGGAAAACGTAAATGCCAATCGCTCGGAAAAAATACATTATTTTCAATCCAAGCTGAGTTTGACAAAATACGTGAGATTTTATTGCCAGTTTGTGTAAAATCTTCAAAGTAACAACTGACGAAACCTTTTTCTCTCGTCATTCGCTCTACATTTCGCTTGTAGCCTCGACCACCATTATTTGACTCAATGCGAGCGTGATTGACTTTGTAACGTATAATTTGCATACTTTGAGCTTTTTCCGTCACTTCCATTGGCTCTTTCGTGTAAAGCACATCCAACACATACGCTTGGTGTTCCTTCGTTTCGCCAAACACAATTGAGCAAAGGTAATCTTCTCCCTTGTCTGCCGTATCAGTTACATTCCAAATTTTCGTAAACTCTGGTATTACATCATACGTTTGGAATTTCTGGTACAACTTCCCTTTTATATCAATCGGCTCTTGTTGATAGTTGGCACTTGCAATGTCTACACCCATTGTTTTCACTTTACGTTTATAATCTTGTTTACTCAACACATCTTCACACAACATTGTATCCGTTTCTTTGTCGTATGCTTTCATAGAAATCTGTTTCACTCGGTAATCCGCTTGAGGTAACAATTCCAACGCTCGCCCTGCCAAATCTTGCGAATGCCACCGTGTCATAACAATAATGATTTTCCCACCGCTTTCCACTCGTGAAAGCATAGTATCGGTAAACCAAGACCAATGATTTTCTAACACTTGAGCATTGTTCGCCTCATCTGCCGATTTTATCAAATCGTCCACTATCAAAATATTTGCTCCAAATCCTGTCGCCGTTCCTTTTGGACTTGTTGCCAAATAATTATTATACCCTCCTTTTAAGCTCCACATATTCATAGCACCGTCGCCTTTTTTAATCTCAACGGTTGGAAACATATCTGAAAAAACAGGAATGTTTTCATCTGCTTTGATTTCCATAATCGTATCACGCACGTTTTTTGAAAACTGTGTAGAGAGTGTTTCATTGTACGAACCTATCATGATTTTACGTGTGGGGTCATTTCCTAAAAGCCAACTAGCAAACAGTGAAACTGTTCGGCTCTTGCCATGTCGTGGCGGAGCATTAATAATCAACACATCATGCAAATCATCTACCATAAAATTTTGTAACGACTGGCAAAAATCAATTAAATACTTACGTTCTGGTTTGTAAAAATTAGGAGCAAGTAAGGCACAATAACTCCAAAAATGCACCTCTGCAAAAATCGTTTGTATTTCCTGTTTTTTATCCATTGTCAAACAATCCTTTTGCAATCTCAAGCAATTCATCTGCCGTTTTTTCTTTCAAAGGATTCACAGTATGCGTATGTTCCACCGTGCCACTAATGGTTGTTTCTGTTTTCTCGGAATATAAATTCGCCATTTGTAGAATCATTTTTCTATCTTGGAACCCTTTCTCCGTCAACGCAACTTTATAAGCCATATTCACGACATTGTGTGCTTTTCCTTTCACAAGGTCAAGTGTGATGTCGTTGACCAATTGAACAAATAAAGGTTTTGCCATAGCGTTGTAGTAAGTTTGACGACTTACTTTTGCTTTTTTACATATTTCCTCCACTGTTAACCCTAAAACTTCTGGTTCTACAAGGGTTTCAAGTAACTTTTTCTCTGCTCGTGTAGGCTTATATCTATCAAATTTTGTCAACTTTTCACACCACCTCTCATGCAAAAAAAGTCCAAGCACACGACTTGAACTTCATTTGAAATTTTATCACGCTAATACTATAACACAGAAAAATCAAGATGTATGTAGCATAAATGTTGGCTACATTTTTCTAAATTGAATCATGCGAACCAAGTTGGCATGAACCCTACGAATGTGTTGTTCGGAATAATGTAATTCCATAGCGATTTCGCTTAAAGATAAATTTTCAATGTATCGAAGTCTTAACACTTCATTCTCAAGCCCCTCAAACTTATCAATTAGTTGCAAGACTTCTTTTTTCTGTTTTTCTTTTCGACTCAATGTTTCATTCATTTTTTTCAACGCTTTTCTCAACTCACTTTGTTTTTGTAGTGTTGCATGATAGGTAAAATTCCTTGCCAAATATTTATCCTCATTTGGATTTTCGTGTTGTTCCCATTGTTCGAGTTCCAATTTGGTATATTTGATTTGTAAGTACAAAAACTCTATCTCTGCCACGAGGTCTTTATACTTTTTCAAACATTCAATCATACGACATCTCCTTTAATGCAAAATAGCTACTATCGTCACCTAACTTTCTCCCACCCCCAATCATCACACAGATAAGCCCAGTCAACATTAAGCACTTCACAAATCGTAAGACGTACTTCTGAAGACATCAATGACTTATTTCTTCGTTGTCCTGATATATAATTCTTAGATTTACCAAGCAACAAAGAAAGTTCATAGTTCTTCATTCCAACATCTTTCATTGCTTTATCAATGTTTTCCCAGAAAATCACTTCAAGCGGTCTTAATTGTTCCATGTAAAATCACCTCCTTACATCTTCAATCCAATCAAGAACGAAATTAATAAAAACTAAAACACAAGCAATTATAAATGCAAGACAAAAAATTATGGCGGTTACCATACCAAGACATCTTGCTACATATTCAAGTATTTCTAACATTATTTATACGCTCCTTTTCCTAACACCCGCATAGTTTCTTTATAACCTAATTTTTCAAGCAAAAAGTTTCGTCTTTCTACTTCTGTCATGTTGTCTGAAACTTCTTTTGCGACCAGTCGCCTAATTTTTTTAATTGTTTCTTCTGGAAATGTATCGTCATAAATCAAATCGAAAATTTCAGAAAGGTACATTTCATCAATAATCATCTTTTTAATTGCTCGTTGTGCTTTAGTTGTCGTCAAGTTTACTCACCACTTTCACTTTAGGAAGTTCTCCTAAATGTTTTCTAATTCTTTTCATTTCAACCTTTGTTTTTTTAATAAACTTTTCTACACCAAAATTCTCTATTGTTTCAAACGTTATTTCAGCATATCTAGTAAATTCATATTCATTTAGACAATCAAATGCCATAAATTTTCTAACAATTTGTCCAGTTTTAGGATTTGAAAAGTACATATATTCTTCATCACAAAAACAGCATAATTCTATCTTTCCTTTTTTCATCATGAGTCCAACAAAGGTCTCTGCTAAAAATTTTTCTTTTCCAGTTGCTTTGAAAACAACTGGAAATTCATAAAGTTCCTCTTTTACTTCAATCATTCAAATGCTCCTTTCAACTTTTTAAGTTTTTCTGTTAGATAATCTAAACGTACGCAAAATCCTATTTCTTCTAAAACAATTATTGCAGTGTCAGAAAAAACTTCATTAATCGCTTTTACTATATCTCTTTGCGTGTAAGATTTTTCCATTTCTTCAAGTGGCATAGAACGCAGTCGTTCGTTTTCTTCTTCAAGACTTTGTGCGTATAGTATCCAATCTCTCACTTGTTCTCCAGTTTCATCTATCCATTTAAGCGTTTCATTCATAGGAAATTGTATTTCTTTCATTTCTGGTCTTTTCATCATTTTAAATTCTCCAATTCTAAAATCTATCAATAATTTTTCTTGATAACAATTCTAAAGATATATCTAAGTTATTCTTGCTATAATTATCTACTTCACCATTAATATAATCTTTGTAGTTGTCTAATACTTCATCAATCGCACGTTCAATTTCGCTTTTTTCGTACAAAGCAAAACTTTCTCCAAAAATTTCATCATCTGGGTCGACGTATGAGCTATTTCGACTCATTTCACTTTCTGTATTGAACAATTCGTCAAACTCTTTATCTTTATTTTTTAGATACCAACATTCTTCACCATATTCGCGAAAACTATCATCAAAACTACGAACACCGTATGCACTAATTTTTGCTTTTTTATCAATCATAAGGTTTCTCCTCGATTTCTGCAAAATCTTCTAGTTCTTCAACGTCAATGATAATTTTCACATCATTCTGTTCCAGAGATAAAATGAAAACATCAAAATCGTTCATATACCGCAAAGCCTTTAGCTCTTTTGGAGTTTCATAACTAATGTAAACTTTATCGTCTGAAAAGTAATCACTTGTCGCTACATAAACATTCATATTCTCGTCTTTTTCACAAGTGAAATTGATACCCGTAACCTTATTGCTAAAAGCTCCATTACGCAAAACTTCTAAACTCACTTCAACTTCTTCGTAACTAGGTTCATCATCATAATCAACCTCTAACTCGCTTGTTTCTACATTTTTTGAAACAAACTTCTTATACTCGTTGAATACGTCTGATAACTTAATTTCTTTTATTTCAACTGGTATCATTAGTTTTTTAAAGTTTTCTATCAGTTTTTTATGAGGAAGTGCATTTTGCTTTAAAATTTCTTGCAAAACTTCATCAAGAGTTACAATGTATTTTGAATAATCATAGCTATCAATTGCAGGAAGTAAAACTGATTTTATCTTTTCCTCAATCGATACATGAACGTCTCCCCAACGGAACAGACCTTGCACAATGTCTTTAATTGCTTTCTCGAATTGCTCTGATACAATTTCCTCTATTTTTCCGCTATTTAAATTTTTTTCAATTGCTTTTTGTATTTGTTTTTCCATTTTGTTTTTTCCTACTTTCTTTTTATCCATTTTTATACATTGGCAAAAGTTTCTTTTCCTTCTTACTCCAGACTCGCTTTACACCGTCTACCTCTACAATCTCAATATTTTCGTATTCGTACATAGTGTTAGCTTTTTTCATGTTATCTTCTGCAATTTTCTTCTTTCTACTCATGCTACACACCTACAATTTCTGCGATTTTTTCAACGCAATCATCAAGTAATTGCTCAATTTTTTTCAGTTGCTCACGATTGGCTTGTTCCTCGTAATAAAGCAAATCGTCAATGCTCGCTTTTAATTCACTATTTTTATAATCGTTCATTTCAAATCATCCTTTCAAGCACAAAATGCCCTCGCAAATAAAATTGCCTCACATTCATCCTCGCCAACGTCCAAATCGTACAATTCTTTCACTTTTTTTATCGCCTCCTCTTTCACATCCGCTCTTTTTTTATTCTTAATGCCCACTCGTTTTCGCCATTCTGGTGCTTTTACGCTATTTACAAAATACCCTTTTTCAGTCAAACAAAGCCTAAGCACTCCATGAAGTGCCGCTAACACCTCGAACACGACAGGATTTTTCTGAAATTGCACCCCCTCGATAAACACAAACGTCACATCATGCACACTGCATAATTTGATTATTTTCTTAATCATCTCAATGCTACGCTCATCCGTTGTGCCAAATGGTTTGATGAAACCGTGGGAAACGAGTTTCCCCGTTTCCTGTTCCATTACACACCAACCAGTGCAAGTAGTAGACTGGTCAAATGCAATTAATTTTGTCATAATGCCCTCCACTTTTTCGTCCTACGCTCACAAGCACTCATCACATCAAACATATTGCCAATAATAATCAACTTATTTTTCGCCCTCGTTGCTGCAACATATGCAAGATTTTGTGAGTCGATATTTGACGGCTTGTAAGCCACTACTCCCCACTCACTCCCTTGCGATTTATGAATGGTCAAAGCGTATGCTAAATCAAAGTTATACTCTAGCTCTTGCCAATTTTGAAAAATAAGCTCCTCGCCAGTTTTCAAATTTTTCGCTTTTCCTTCGCCAACAAGCTCGAACATCTGCCCATTAAAGAACCGATTTCTCTTATTCGTCTTCGCTACAATCTTATCGCCAACTTTGAATTTCTCAGAAATAGTCGAAGTACCATTTTCATTCAAGAAATTTTGAGCGTATTCATTCGCTTTCGTCACATCTGCGTTGCGAAACGTCAAAACAATTTCCGCTCCTTTTTCGTAAGCAGTCTCCACACTATCCACAAATTCAACGTCTTTATACGTTTCTTCGTCATAAATGAAACCGTCCATAATGTCGTTGCCAAAATTGACAATGCTTACTGCCTCACTTCTCAAATTCTCTTTTAGTTCGACTGTTGGCAAAATCTCTTGCAACTCCTCAAATGGTCTTCCGTACTCTATCGGAGGTAACTGGTTTTTATCCCCAATGAAAATGATGTTGTTTGCGTGTTTGTAAAATTCACGCATAACTTTCACAAATAGCTCGGTCGAAAGCATACCACTTTCATCTACAACAATCGTGTCGCAATCATTCGCATTATGAACCCAAGAGTGAATGGTTTGCGAACGTTTCCCGTTTTTCAATTTTTCGTCAATCGCCTCACGTGCTTTATGCGTTGGTGTAAGCACAACGACAGCACCTTTGATATTATCAACAATTTCTGCCGTCACATAACTTTTACCAGTACCTGCTCCACCAATAATGCAAGAAAAGTTTTTGGATAATGCCACATGAAATGCCTCTGTTTGCTCTTTGTTCAAATTGGACGGTGCAACAACTTCCAATTCTCTATCACTCAATTCTTCCTGCATTTTTTTAAGATATTCTTTCTTCTGCAACGTTTCAATTGTCGTAATATCATCATTTGCCCCCTCATAATGATTAACAATCTCAATGCCCATATCTTTAAGCTGAATAGTGGAATAGCTGTCATAATTTCGGATAACATCACTTTCTATCTCGTCTTTTTTCAACGTGTTCATTTTCGCTTTTACAAGTAACGGAATCTCCGCCTCCTCCAGCTCTTTTTGAGTCCACTTGATATTGTTTTTATCCAAAAATTTCTTTGCATTTACAATTGCATATCCGCTCAATTCCATTACTACTAAAAATGGATTGAGTTTTTCTAGCAATTGCTCAAAGTATTCTATCGCATTGTAACTACTCTCACTTTTTTCGTATCCGTAATGATTTTTGGCGAAAGAGTACGTGTAGGTACTCTCAATATTCTCCGCCATAGCCTGTGTTAAATTAAGCATTTCTAAAAATCAACTTCCTTTCTTTTTCGTCTATTCCGTCCGCCTCTGCCTGTATTTTCACTTCGTCTAACAATTGTTGTGCCTCGCTATGCCATTCTTTAAACTCGTCACTCTCCAGCGTGTCTCGCAAGAACAGGTAAATTTTCCTGTACGTGTTATTTCTCGCACCTTTCGGAACACCATGTTTCAATGCCTCGTCAAGTAAATTTGCACTCTCGTGATTGAACTCACGCAATGATTTCAATTCACCATTTCGCTCTACTGGAAAATCAATCACCTTACTTTTCCGCATTTCTTTTTGTTCTTTTTCGTATTTCGCATTTTGCAACAATATTTCAGATTTCACTCTATGCCCATTGTGAATCACCACATCTTCTGCTTTCAGTGGCAACCCCATAAGCTGATTTAACTTCTTGCTTGCCTCGTCAATCTCAATACGCAACATCTTTCCAAGCTGTTCGATTACGCTCCTATACTCTCGCTTATCCAATTCTCTGTCACTCATCAGCAAGAGCCGCCAACGTTTTTCCCCGTTAAAATAATGTTTCGCAGTTGGATAAATCACACCAAACAACCCTCTATCACTCAAACGAGACTGTATTTCTTCCAGCTCATACTCTTTATCGTCAATATCCAAAGTTAAAATGAACCTTCCGCCACTGAAATTTTCATCACTTCGCAAAGAATCTTCAAACACTCCGTTGATAAAATACATTGCTCTCGCACGCTTAAACTCTTTATATTCGCTCGCACTTCTAAATGTTTCGTCTATCGCAAAATACTTCATCATTTCTTCAGAAACCAGCTCTTGCAATGTCGTTTCTGCCTCTCTCGCCAATTTACGTTTGACAAATCCATGCTGTAAGCCAATGTGCAAAGATTGCTCCATTATTTCATTCGTGCTTGCTTGCAATTCTTCTTCTTCACGCTTTTCTTTTTCAAATTCAATCGCAAGTTCTTTTTCGTACTGCTCTTTCTCACTTACGAACTCATGACCACTCCATTCAAGAGATTCAACAGGAACGACAAACAACTTTCCAGCTATTCCTAAAGAACGAAAACATTTATTTGTCGAGAATTGTGAAATACCAAGTTCTTCTACTTTCAATATTTTTTCGACAATCGCCTTACTTCCAGCCAAACGTCTAAATTCCATAGGTTTGAAATAATAGACTCCTTTTTCCTCGTCCAATACTCCAGATTTTGAGTTTTTCAATTTCGCCAAAAAATCAACAACATCTTCATCTGTTTCGTTCACAAACTCATACTTCACAAATTTTTGGCACTTATGCGGCTCAGTCTCTCTTAATGCTTGAATGACTTCCTCCACTTTTTTAAAACGCTCGAAAAATTGAGCAAACCCAAAATTCGTATTGTGTATTTTATATCCGTCAAATTGATAGTTGCAATTCACGTCATTAAAAATCACCAAATAAGGCTTTCTATACTTCACTTTTTCTTTATCCACAAACACCTTTGTTTGCTTTGTTGCATAGGTGTTTATAAAATCCTCAAACCTCATTGCCTTTAATGGATTTAAGTTGGTGAAGTAACCTCCAGATTTTGACATTCTATAATCAATCAACGCATTTGAATTGTTGACAATCAATACTTTTTTCCCATGCGTATCTTGCAAAAACTGACTCGTCATTTTAATATCGTCTTCCGTTGCGATTTCATCTTTTCTATATCCATAAGATCGCAATAACTCATACACGTAAGCATAACCACCAATTGCTAGGTACATCACAGGTAACTCCCAATTATGTTTATCTTTTGCATAGTCCAAAGCCAGTTTTAAATTTCCTAAACCTCTATTGTTCGTTAACACTTACTTGACACACCTCGCTTTCGTGATATAATTAGTTCATACGAACTACTTGTAAAAAAGTATAAAATAACAACAGATGAACTCATTTCCCCTTCGTGATTACGAAAAAACAGGGAAATGAGTTTTTTCGTTTCTTTAGTAGAAAAAGTGATTTACTTATTTCTATATCGTAATCCGTAATCAAATTGCTCCAAACGTTGTTACACCGCTGTTTAGAGTGATTACGTTTTGATTACGAAAGTGATTACGTTTTGGAAAAATAATCACTTGTGAAAAAGTGAATGATTATAAATTTCAGAAACGTAATCACTTTTAGGGCAAAACGTAATCACAAACGTAATCACTTAAAATAACATCTTAGAACGGAAATTCATCATCCGAAATATCAATCGGAGTATTGTCCAACTCCTCAAATTCATAGTTTCGGAATGGATAATCTGGATTTTTTTTATTTTTTCCTAGTTTTAAAATCATTTTAAACTGCATACCACTTCCTGCTTGCAATGCTTTCGCCAAAGTTTCCTCTGATTTCATATCGCCTTTTTTCAACGTAAGTCCACACATTGTCGCTAATTTCAACACTGTTTTTACGTTTTTCTCAACGACAAATTTTGGCAACTCTTTTTCTGTGTCGTTCGACTTGAACACTAGATTCAAAAATTCAAGCTTGTCCTTGTGGTCTCCACTAACGACTTGCAGTGTAATTGCCACCTCATCATTCCCAAAGTTGTCACTGTCCGCTTTCACTTTGGTGAGTCGCACAGCATACACTCCAGCTGGTAACATAGCATTGCTTGAAATACTGTCCTTACTTGCATCAAAATCCTTTGAATATTCTTCCATTACATCTAATAAGCTCATTTGTTCGTCCTCCATTGTTTAAAATTTAAATAACTCGAGCTGTTTTGCCATTTGTCTATCGTCATACTGATTTTTCGCATACGTTGACAGTGTTGCCGTTAGTGCGTAAATTCGCTCACCTTCGGAATCCGTCACAAGTCTTGCGACAATCGGGATAATACCCATGACGTTGTTGATTATCTTGTCTCGCAAATCTGGGTAAAATTTGTTGTATACTCGCCCAGAGTCCATTGTTATCTCTTTTTCGACTTCCCACGCTGTGAACACAACGTTCAAATCTAAATTTTTATATGCCGATACCGCCTCTACAATGAGGTTATCAAGCAAGCCATAATCTCTCAGCTCTGGCTGTCCGCTTTTCGTGTGCTTACTTCTCTCAATCAGCCAAAGTTTTGAAAAATGGCTCAAATTGTCAATGACAACATTGTCATACTCATTTTGGTGTTTCAAAACATACTTGTAAAATTCACCAAATTCCTTATGTGGTTCTTTCGGATTCATCTTGACTACGTCAATGTTTTCGCACCCAGCCAATACAAATGACGAGCCGTCCACGTCTAAAATAAGTGTTCTCCCCTTCAAAGATGAAAGGGTGGTGGTCTTCCCCATGCCTGCTTGCCCATAGATAAGAGCAGTAAAATGTTTGTTTTTTTCAATTTCATTCGCCTTTACTATTTCCATTTTTACAACCCAACTTTCAGTACATTGATATTTTTATAGACAATCACTTCTTCTAAATCAGCCTCTATTGACTCGCCATACATTCTCTTCAATTGATTCAATGAGGGCAAGACGACTGCGTTCCAACCGTACTTTTTTACAATGCGTTTTTTCACACTTTCCACATCCGCTAAATTTGTCCTCGTCTGATTGCCATATCCAATGCGTGAAAATGTATGCCCATTATCCAGACGTTTTTTCACTTCCTCGTCTCCTTTTTTCATCAAAGACTGGATATGACGAGCCTCAAGCAAAAAGTCTTGCAGCTTATCATCACTTAAATTTTCAACGTCTCTCGGTGTATTGCATTTAAAAACGTTCACTTCACCAGTTTCCATGTCTACTTCTAATGTTTTAATTTCTAGCATTTTTTTTACATCTCCTTCATAACTTTCAGTATCGTGTTAATAATGTCTTTTCTGTCGTTGTAGTTTGTTGCCTGTCGCATATCTTCGACAAGATACTCAAGAGCCTCGTTATACACTTCTTTTTTCCAGTTCGGACTTTTTCCAGACTTATTGCTTATTTTTTCCAAACCGTCCTCAAGTGCCAATACACCTTTTTCAGTTAATGTAAGTTTTCGTTTGTCGTCATACCCGAATCTCTCCACATATCCTCCGGATACTAATGTGGAAATATAACTCGCACCATGCGTTGTGATGTGTTCCAACTCATGATTTTTAATGTTTTCGTTCTCGCTAATAGCCTCTAGCACTTTCAATTTTGTTGCTCTCATGTTATAATCTCCTTGATTATTGTTGTTTTGGTTCAGTTGCCGCTGAACCTTTTTTCACCTCAAAATCCATTTGAAAAATCTCTTTCCGCATGAATTTATTCTTTTTTTCTACAAAAGAAATATCTTCAATTTCTTTTTGCGTGATACCTTTCTTTTTATCTATCGGCTTGTAGTACACAATGCCAACAACAGCGATAAAGAGTAAGATTGTTGTTAGGATAATCATCACGTCACTAAAATAGTCCATTTCCTCCTCCTAGCGAAACAAATTCTTATGCTTATGAGTGATAAATTCATCAAATTCATCAATTTTGATAATCACCACCTTATAGCACGGTCGCCGATACCCTTTCTCGCTGCAAAATTTGCTTTCTCGAAATTCTGGAATGAGCTTATTCAACGTGTGAATACTAATCTTGTAATACTTTGCAAGATTTTCTTTGTCCGTGTATGGACTTTCTTTTTCGATTACTTTTACTACGTTCATTTTTAATACACTCCTATCTTTTTTCGTCTACGTTTATTCAGTTATCAAAGAACATTTTTTATTGTTCCGTTCCGTTGATGTTAATTTTCGTCACATCTTCTTTTATGTGATATACTTATAAAATAAATTAAAATTATAAGGTGGTATTTTCAATGAAGAAAAAAATTTATACACGTAAAGAATTTTGGGTTGTTTTAGCTGTGCTAGTTGTAATTGGTTATTTTATCCCTAATAAGAACAAACAAGTAACCACTGATAAAGTAAAAACAAACATTTCAAAAGTTACAAAGCCTTCTACATCAACAATCAAAAGTAGCGAGAAAACTAAAGATAATACTGAAACATCTAAAAAAGATATATCATGGTATGCTAAAGATTCTAAATACGCTACTCTCGAACCAGTCTCTAACACTGTTAAAAAACAAATGGAAGAAATTGGAACAAATGACCCTATTTTCGCAATATCAGTCAATGTAATTCAAACTATACTCTCATCAAATGGCAATGAATACGATAGTAAAAATGTCGCTAAAAACACAAGTTACAATAGACATGGTCTTAAAATCGAAATTAAATACAATAACGAAGAAACCAATTCTGATACATCTAAAAAAATAAGTGATGAGCTTTATAATATTACAGGTCTTTACTATACGATTAACGGAACAATGTATTAGTCTTTACGATAAACGGTACTTAGATGTATCGTTTTTTTAGATTCACGATACATGAACTTTTTCTTTAAAAAAATATTTTGGTATATCAGCAACGTTTAAATTTAATAACTTCGTAGCTTTATATATTTCTTCATCTTTCCAACGAACTTTTCCGTTAAGTTTCAGAGAAATTGTTCGTTCAGATAATTCCATAGCAACTGAAAAATTATACTGTGTTCCATATTTCTCTACAATTTTTCCTAGCAACTTTGAGTAATCATAACTCATTTTTACACCTCCTCTTATTTTAAAAAATACCTATTAAATTAAAAAATGTAACTAATAAAGCACCTATTACAATTCCAACAATTCCACTTATAATAATATGTTTCGTTTCTTTATCCATTTGTTTTTACACCTCCTTCGTGTTAGAATATATCTAAGGGGGGGCGACCCCCTTAGATTATTTGAGCAGTGATGTTATCAATGCTCCTATGATACCACCGCCTACACCAATCAAAGCGACTGTCACATCTTTTTTGAATTGGTTGTCGGTGGTTTTCCCGTTGTCTTTATCTTCTTTTTGGTAAAAGTTGATTTCAACCTTTTCGATTTTGACAACTGGTTTTTTACGACTCAAATTTATTCCTCCTCTCCTTGTGTTCATGTTACATGAACTTTATGAATAAAGTATATCAAGCCAATAAAATTTTGTCAACAAAAAAGTTCATGAAAAATGAATTTTTTTGTTGTTTTTTTTTTAAAACAGCTTTATACTATAAATATCATATGAATGAGGTAAAAAATAAAATGGAAAAAAATACTACTTCAAATAGATTGAAAGAGATAATGAACGAAAGAGCTTTAAAACAAGTTGATATTCTTAGATTATCTGAACCGTATCAAAAAAAATTAGATATAAAAATGGGTAAAAGTACACTTTCTCAATATGTGAATGGTGTTCAGTCTCCAGACCAAGACAGAATTTATTTATTGTCAAAAACTTTAAATGTAAGTGAGCCATGGCTTATGGGGTATGATGTTGGAAAAGAAAGGATTCCTGATGAAGAACGAGGTGATTTAACTTCTAAAAAAGTATCTTCTACTAACAACGAAGAAAACAAAAAAGAATCACGTGAATTTTACATGATTCAACGTAAAACAAAAAATATGACGAAAATACAACAAGAAAAATTATTGAAATTGATAGAACTAACATTTGATATGGAAGATGATGATGAATGATTGACAAAGAAGTGAATTTTAAAAAAGCACAACTAACTGCTTTTGAAACTATAAAAAAGTCTAAGCAAACAAAGTTGCCGATTTGTGTGAAGTCCATAATAGAAAATGAAGAAAATATACACTTGATAAGATATTCATCTGTAGCGAAAAAAGAAGATATTTCTATTAAGGAGGTAGTAAAAACGTTTGGTTCAAAAGATGGATTAACTATTTATCAAGGGGGAAAATACGTCATCTACTACAACGATAGGATTATTCATGAACAACGCATACGTTTCACACTTGCTCATGAACTCGGTCATATTTTACTTGGACATTTATCCGAAGAAAATTGTATCCATAGAAATTACATACATTATATGGATAACAACATTTTTGAAAAAGAGGCAAATTATTTTGCTAAAAATTTACTTGCTCCAAGACCATTGATACACTTGTATGACAAACGAAGAAATATTGATAGAAAATTTATTGAAAAAGCTTTTGGCATTTCTCGTGAAATGTCACGCTTTGTTCATGAGCAATTTGAAAAAGATAAGGAAAATGGAATTTATCCACATATCCATGAAATAAATCAACAATTTGAACCTTATATTAGTGAAATGGTTAGAAATGATTATGATGTGGAAAATAATTAGGTGATTGCGAGGATTATGTTGTGATGGAAAATATGAATAATGAAATCATTATGTATACGTCTGATGACGGAAAGACAAAAATAAATTTACAAATAGAAAATGGCACAGTATGGCTCTCTCAAAATGAAATTGCGGAATTATTCCAAAC